TCCCTTGCGCCGACCGTGCACGCCGCATCGCAGTCATGGTCGGCGCAAGGGAGGCAGCGTGAACGAGGACGACGAGCCCATCGCCCCGCTGGTCGCGCGGTTCTTCCTGGGTGACGGGGACGACCTGGTCAACGCCTGGGAGGTGCGCGCGGGCGCGAGCGACACCAGCGCGCGCACCACCTTGTTCGTGGCGTCGACCCCGGCCGAAGACCGCGCGCTCGACGTGGTCCGGCAGGACTGGCGGCTCAGCAACTACCGAGCGAACCCCGTCATCCTCGACAACCACTACGGCGGCCGGGTGGTCGGACGCGGCGAAAAGGCCAGCGTCCCGGCGGACACGAAGAACCTGGAGATCCTGGTCCGGTGGGACCTCGACAACCCGGACCCGCTCGTGCGCAGCGTCGGGCACCAGCACCTCTCGGGCTTCCGGTCCGCGGGCTCGGTCGGCTTCCGCTCGCACACGATGACCCGCCGGGACAAGCTCCCCGAAAGCCACGAGCACTACCGGGCGCCCGCCAAGATCGCCACCCCCTGGGGCGAGTACGAATGGGCCGGCATCCTGTACGAGCGGAACGAGCTGCTGGAGTTCAGCTCGGCCTCGATCCCGATGAACCCCGCGGCGCTCCACCGTCCGTCGCGGGACGGCGGCGGGAAGGCCGTGGAGCTCACCGAGCACCTGGCCACGCTGGAGGACCCGCTCCTCAAGGCGATCACGGTCGCCCGTGAGACCACGCCCCGCCACACCGCCGACGAGCTCGTCGAGCTGGTGAAGCGCGATCCCGCCGCCCTCCGGAAGGTCGTCGGCTGGTTCGAGTCCCGCCCCGCCGACCCACCGGCGCCACCACCGGCCCGCCGCGCCCTGCACGGTGACGGCCTCGACTTCCTCTTTCCCTCCGGAGCGACGCCATGACCGAAGCCGAGATCAAGGCCCAGCGCGAGAAGCTGACGGCCGACCTGGAGGCCATGAAGGCCACCGGGACTTCGAACGCGACGGCGATCGCCGCCGTGCAGACCACGCTCGCCGACCTCAACCAGAAGATCGCGCAGCTCAACCTGGCGACGAACCGGGCGTCCGAGGGCGAGCACGGCGAGAGCTCGTTCTACACGTACGTGAACCCCGAGCACGTCAAGGCGAACGCCCACTGCTACGTCAAGCAGGAGACCGGCGGGAACGCCGTGGTGCGCCTGATCGGCCACAAGACCGACCGCGGGCAGGGCATGGTGTTCGGGCTCCTTGACGACCCGCGCCCCCTCGACGCCGCGCAGCGTCAGCTCCAGGTGGCGGCCGAGCGGCGCGGCCTGGTGCGGCGCATCCTCGCCGCGGCGCGCAAGCTCCCGGTCGACTCGCCCGACATCTGGACCCCCCGCAGCGACTGGGAGGTCGATCGGGCCCTCCGTGGCATGCCCGCGCCCATCGCGAAGATCTTCGCCAACTCGAGCGGCATCGGGTCGGCGTTCATCCCCACGCGGACCTCCCCGGAGTTCGAGCGTGAGGTGCTGGCGCAGAACAACATGTCCAGCATGTTCGACGTGATGGACCACCCGGGCGGCACCCTGAAGCTGCCGTACCTGTCCGGGCACCTGCAGGCCTTCGCGAAGGCTGTCCCCAGCGCCGACGACCCCGCCAACGACACGAAGTCGACCCTCGGCGACGGCGAGGACTCGATCACCGTCGGCCACACCGCCGTGGCGGCGCAGGTGGACCGCGACGCCGAGGAAGACGCGATCCTCGCGATCCTCCCGCTCCTGAACCAGGACATGGCGCTGGCCATGGCCTTCGCCGACGACAACACGAACGTGAACGGCCACACCGCCGGTTCCCAGGACGCCCTCGCGTCGTGGAACGTGCGCGGGCGCCTGGCGGTCATGACGAACAACACCGCCCACCAGCTCCGCCGGTGGGACGGCTTCCGCCGCCGCGCGATCGCCGCCTCGAAGTCGACCACGCTCAACTCGGCCCAGACCCTGGCCGGGCTGATGACCCTCATCAACCTGCTCGGCATCGAGCAGCTCATGGACTCCGACGGGCAGTCGAAGATCGTGATCCTGATGAACCCCGAGTGGTTCTTCCGGAAGGGCATCCAGCTCGCCGACTTCTCGACCTACGACAAGGTGGGCGCGATCGCCGCGGTGCTCAGCGGCCGGATCGGGAGCACCACCCAGTTCGGCCTGCCGAACCAGGTCGGGTACCTCTACAACCGGTTCCCGGTCTGCCTCTGCTACACCATGACCGCCGACCTGAACGCCTCCGGCGTGTGGGACAACACCACCACGGACCGCACGGGCGTCGTCGTCGTGGACCGCTCGACGTACCACCAGTGGCTGCGCCGCGGCGCGACCGTCGAGCAGGACGTGGAGATCCGGAACAACACGGTGACCGTGGTCGGCCGGAAGCGGAACGTGTTCCGCGCGAAGCGCGTCGCGTCCACCCAGGCCGTCGCCGCCTACGGGTTCAACCTCACCCTCACCTGAGCGGGCGCGCCAGGCGCGCCAGCTCGTGGAGGCCGTCATGGGCCGAAGCACCCGCGCCTCCGCCCCCGTGGCGGAGGAGAGCCGCATCCCGCCCGCGGGCGAGGACACGTCGCCGGAGGACCTCGCCGACGCGTCCGCGCCTCCGGTGGCCTCGGAGCCCGCGCGCCCCGACTCGTGGGTGCGCGTGCGTCCGGACGGCCACCTCAGCCACGGCCTTCGGGTCGCGCTGTGCCCCGGCCTCGAGGGCGGCACCCTGTGGGTCGCCCCGGGGGCCGAGGTGCGCGTGAACGACGAGACCGCCCGCTACCTCCTCGACCAGCACGCCTCCGAGCTCGACCTCCGCGCGGTGGAGTGACCGTGGCCCTGCTCACGCCCGCACAGGTGCGCGAGCACTACCCGTCCCTCGCCGGCACGAGCGACGACACCCTGGTCGCCACGCTCTGCAGCCGCGTCGACGGGCTGCTGGCGGCGTGGTGCGGGTACCCGCGGACCGACGCCGGCACCCGCACGCTCGAGGACGCCACGTACACCGAACACCTCGGCCGGCCCGCCCTCGACGATCGCGTTCTTCGGCTCACGATCGCCCCGATCGTGAGCGTCACCTCCGTGCACATCGACGCCGGCCTCGAGTACGGCGCCGAAACGCTGGTCGATTCCAGCGCCTACCAGGTGCTCGAGTCGAGCGGCGAGCTCGTGCTCCCCTCCGCGTCCACGACGGCCTGGTCGCGGGTCGACCGCGCCAACCGCGTGGTCTACGTCGCCGGCTTCGTCACCACGCCGCCCGAGCTCGTCGCGATCGCGGCCCTCGCCGTGCGCGACCTGATGGACCGCGGCAAGACGGGCGACCAGCTCTCCGGCTCGAGCTCGCAGCAGTCGTTCTCCCGCGCCGCCGCCACGCACGTGCTCTCCCAGGCCGTGCGCGCGGCGCTCGACAGCAACTACACGCTGTGGGGGTCCCGTGTCTGTTGACCCGGTCACTGGCGCTGGCCGCCAGTCGGAGGCGCTGTGAGCAGCCCGCGCCTCGACCTCGTCGTCGCTGCGATCGTCACGGCGCTCTCCGCCGTGCACGGCTCGGGTGACGACGCGCTCGATCTGTCCGCCTCGGGGCGCGTGCTGCGCGGCCGGTACCCCGTCCCGCCGCAGGTCCCGTTCGCGGCGGTCTCGGGGGTGGCGGTGGCCGGCAAGCGCGGGGCCGTGCTCAACCGCTGGCAGTACACGTGCTCGTTGAAGGTGGTCGTGTGGGCCGCCGTGCCGACGCTGGCGCTGTCGGCGCGCGTCACCCGCGCGGAGCTCGTGCTGCACTACGCGACCCTCGCCCTGACCACCGCCGCGGCGACGCCGGGGAACGCCCTGTACGGCCTGCCTGACCTGGAGTTCGAGCTCGCGACCGTGGACGCCGACCTGGATGCCGCGACCGAGCACGCCGCCCAGTGCGGCATCACGGTCTCGTGGCTGCTGCACCGCCAGACCGCGGGGTTGTCCTCGTGAGCTGGTACGACGACAACTATCAGCGCCGCGCCGCGATCTCGGTGCCGAACAGCGCCGGCGCTGCGTCGGCGGACATCGACATCACGATCCCGCCCGACTGGGACGAGTTCTGGGACGTGATCGACGCCGCCGGCGCGCAGCTTCGGATCACCGCTGCGGACGGGCGCACCCTCGTCACGTACGACGTCGACAAGCCGGGGGGCGGCGCCTTCAGCTCGACCGCCCGGACGGGCCGGCTGCGCATCGACGCCGCGTCGTTGACGAACACCGCGAACGCCTGCTGCCTGTTCTGGGTGTACTTCGACCCGGAAACGACCGTCACCGCCGGTGACGTGGTCGTCACGATGTCCGCGCCGATCGACGGGTACATCGAGCTCGGGCGCCCCGCGGATCGGCGGCTGGTGCTCCAGAAGCAGCCCCCCGGCCTCACGCGGCCACAGAGCCTGGAGAGCAAGGAGAGCACCGCGACCATCCACTACTGGCTGGACGCGGCCCAGGTCCTCGAGCTCTACCGGCGCCCGTCCTCGGGCCACCTCCAGTACGAAGAGGTCGCGGCCGCGCTGGTGGTCATCAAGGACAGCGCCGGAGCCGACGCGAACGCGCTCGAGGTCCACGCGGACACCCGCTTCGTCGAGGTCGTCCGCGGCCGCGAACGCCGGATGTGGGTGCGGATCTCGGTCACCGGCGGCACGGACGGCAGCCGCTACACCGTCGGCGTGGTCGTGTACACCGCGACCCCGGCCGACCCCACGAACCAGACGATCACGCACCGTTTCGGGCTGGCCGTCGTCGACGCACTCGAGCCCGCGGGCTGACAGGAGGACCGGATGATCGGAGCAGGCGCAGCGCTCGGACTGGCAACCGAAACGACGTACGGCACGTACGTTTCGTCCGCGGTCTGGCTGGCGATCGTGTCGTCCAGCCTCGGCGGCGGGCCGAAGCTGGAGCAGCCCGGCACCCTGCTGCCGGTGGGCGGCACGGTCTCGCACCGCACGCGCCGCAAGGCGGTCAAGGTGGCCGAGGAGTACGGCGGCGACATCGAGTGGATTCCGACCTTCAGCCAGAAGGGCACCAGCGTCATGCTGCGGCACTGCTTCTGGGCGGAGCCCGTGATCACCGGCACGGGCCCGTACACGCACACGTACCAGGTCGGGTTCGACTACCCCGGCCTGTCCATCCAGTCCGTCGACGGCTCCGACCAGACCGATACGGACCTGGCTCGCCGCTTCGACGGCTGCGTGGTGAGCTCCTGGGAGTTCATGGCCTCGGCGGGCGGCTTCTGCCGCATGAAGGCGTCCATCATCGCGCAGGGCGCGACCGACCCTCAGGCCGTGTCCGGCTCGATCGCCGTCGCCGATGGCGAGGAGATCGTGGCCGCAGCGGCTACGGCGTTCACATGGAACAGCGCGACGCTGGTCGCGGTGGACTTCTCGATCAAGTGCGACCACAGCGCGGTCCGCACGCCGTTCATCGGCGGGTACTCGACCGCGAAGCCCTCGCCGGACGGGTTCGCGGCGATCACGATGTCCGCCAAGGTGTACGTCGTGAACGGGGACCTGCTCGACGCCTACAAGGCGGAGACGCAGAGCGACCTGGCGATCACGTTCACGGGCACCGGGAACAACGCCCTGACCATCACGGGCGAGCTCGCGAAGCTGACGAGCTGCACGCGGCAGATCGACACCGCCGGGCTGCTCTACTACCAGTGCGAGTGGGTCTGCCTGGGCTCGGCCACGAAGACGGGCGTCAAGTTCGCGCTGGTCAACGACAACGCCGACTGGGAGTGACCATGCTCGCGAGCGAATGGGTTCGGGAGATCGTGTGCTACGTCGCGGTCGACGACATGGTGTGGCGCGTGCGTCGCGTCAACTCCGCCGCGCTCGCCGCCGAAGGCTACGCGCACCTCGAAGGCTCCGAGGCCTACCGCGCGGTGCAGGCCGAGATCGCCCGCGAGCGGCGCGAGCACCTGGCCAGCCTCAACCAGACCGACCCCGAGGCCCGTGCCGCGGCGATCGCGCAGGTCGGCCTCGCGGACCGCTCGCGAGCGCTGCGTCGGCTGGAGGCCCTGCAGTCGACCGAGGAAGGACAGAAGGCGCTGCAGGCCCGGTGCGACGCCTACCTGTGCGCGAGCATCGACGGCGGGGCCCGCCTCCGGACGCCGGTGTCCGAGCCGCAGCAGTTCGCGTCCGAGCCGCCGATCGTGGGCGAGTGGGGGCCCTGGCGGTGGGTACGCGACGACGAGGGCGACCCCGCGCAGGGCCGGGTTCCCGTGGGGTACCTCAGCGCGACCGCACGCCAGCTCCTCGGGCTGGCCATCCAGAGCGCCCAGGGGGGCCTGACGCGGCAGCGCGTCACGACCTTTCGTCCAGGACCAGGAGCAGCTCCGGCTCCTGCACCGGCTGGCGGTGGTCTACCACACGGACCCGGGGGCGGTGCTGGAGTGGAGCCCGGAGCGCCTGGCGGTGGGGATGGCAGCGCTCGAGCTGCGGGCGCATGAGCGCAAGAAGGAGATCAAGAACGCAACGCAGGCGTCCGTGATCGTGGCGGACTGGTAGGGGAGGGGGGAAGGTGAAGATCACCGCACGGATCAAGGGGCTGGCCGAAAAGGTCGCCCGCATCAACGCCGGCGCCCTTCGCGCCGTCGAGGCTCCGCTGCGCGCCCGGGCGGAGGAGATCGTGCGCGAAGCCCGCGACCGCTGGCCGGTGGACTCGGGCCGCTCCCAGGAGGGCATCGAGGTGACGGTGTACGCCACCCCCTCCGGCCTTGTCGTCGAGTTCGTGGGCCGCGCCGGGTACACCACCCGCGTGCGCGCCCGCGGCGAGCCCGTCGGCACCTCCTGGCGCCGCCTGGTGCAGGGCCCGGCCCTGTCCCTGGGCCGCACCGCCGCGCCCAAGATCGTGGCCGCGCTCGCCGCGCACGTGGAAGCCGCATGAGCGACGCGACCATCGAGATCGACGGCGACCTGTCGCGCTTCCGGAACCAGTTCACGCTGGCCAACCAGTTCGCCGAGCGCCAGCTCAAGGACATGGCGGAGAGCGCCAAGAAGCACACCGGAGCCGCGACGGCGCACGCGTCGTCGTCGTTCGCCGCGATGCGCGGCGTGGCCGAGCGGTCCGCGTCCCTCATGGGCGGCGCGTTCGGCGACCTGTCGGACATCGTCTTCGACCTCGGCGAGCGCGCGACGTCGGCGGGCGGGGCGATCGGCGGACTCGGCGTCACCGCGGGCGCCGCGGTGGTGGGCGTCGCGGCGCTGGGTTTCGCGGCGCTCCAGCTCGCTGGCTACGCCGACGAGGCGGCGCAGCGGCTGGAGGAGGCGGGCCTGGCGGCGCTGATCCCGCGGGACGCGCAGGACTCGCTCGACAAGTACCGCGAAGGCACCAAGGGGCTCCGAGACGAGGTCGACCTGCTCACGGTGTCGATGTCCGGCGACCTGCTCGACGCGGTGGGAAATCTGTCGCTCGCGCTGACGGGGGCGCTCGACAAGATGGGGAGGCTGAGGGACGCGGCCGCCGAGAAGATCGGCGGTGGCGCTGAGGACGGCTCGATGTTCCGCCGCGTGCTGCTCGCGGTTGGTACCGGCCTCGGCTCCGAGGTGGCCGGGCTGGTCTCCGGGGCGATCGAGACCCAGATCGCGGACGGGGAGCGGCTGAACAAGATCCGGGCCGACGAAGCCGCGTTGATCAAGGACGGCACAGCGTACATGCAGCGCGAAGCCGCGGCCCGCAACACCGTCACCGAGGCGGTCGTCGACGGCCTCAGCGCCACGGAGAAGCTGAGCGAGGCTCGTCGGAAGCAGGTCGAAGCGGATCGCGCCGCCGAAGAGGCGCAGCGCGACGCCGCCGCCCAGTTCATCGCAGACCTGAAAGAGCAGGGCAAGGAGTGGAAGGCGCTCGGCGACGAGATCAAGACCGCGGCGGACAAGCGGGAGGAATGGGCGTCGGCGATGGCTGGCGTTGCCGAGCTCGGCCCCGCGACCGCTCCGCTGGCCAACGTCGACACGGCGGGCATCGGCGGCCCCATGGGCCTCAAGGGCTCGGCCGCCCTGGGCGTCGGGAAAGGCCTGCTCGCCGGCGGGTCGAGCGGCGCGATGGGCGCGCTCGGCTCGGCTGGGCCGGTCGGGTGGGTGATCGCCGCCATCGTCGCGCTGCCCGACGTGATCGACAAGCTGGCGGACGTAGTGGGCGGCATCACGGACATGTTCGAGACCTTGCCGGAGCGCATGTCGGTAGCGCTCGGGGAGACGCTCCCGGACATGATCGCCGGGGTCGGGGACATGATCGGCGCCATCGTCCAGGCCGCCTTCGACCTGCCGAACGTCATCATGGACGCGCTGCCCGAGATCGTGTCGCAGATCACGCAGCTCGTGCCGAACCTCATCGGGGACCTGATCGACCGCTTCTCGGAGGAGTTCGGTGAGCTGTTCGCGGACGGCATCCACACCCTGTTCGGCGGGGGCGTCACCGACGCCATCGTCAAGGGCCTGTGGGACGGCGTCAACGACGCGTTCAACGACTTCCCCGAGAAGATCGCCAAGGCGATCGGCGAGTGGCTGAGCAAGGTCGCGACGCCCTTCAAGGACAAGCAGGGCGACGTCCTGGGGACGAACCTCACCGCGGAAGGCGGCCGCCGACTGTTCGGGGTGGACCTGCCGAGCTTCGACCGGGGCACCAGCGAGATCACCCGAACCGGGCTCGCGCGCGTCCACCGGGGGGAGGAGATCAGTCGAAAGGGCGAGGGGCGCAGCCGCAGCGGCGGGATGGCGCCCGTGATCAACGTCTACGGCCCGGACACCCGCGAGCTCGTGCGCCAGATCCGAGAGCTCCTCGGTGGCGACCACGGAGCCGGCTACGGGCTCGGGGACACCCTCCCGTGACGGCGCACCTGTACTGGTACCCGGAGGACGACGGCCTGGTCCGAGCGCTCGACCTGGGCATCGGCTGGCGCGAGCTCGTCGCCGCCGACGGGGGCGACCTGGTGGCGGCCCGCTCCGCCGACGGGCAGCGCATCGTGACCACGTTCACGACGATGCGCCGCGTGCGCGGCCTGGTCGAGTACGTCACCGACGCCGCGGTGGTGCGGGAGCTCTACGCCATCGGCAACCACCTGACCCGCAACGGCGTGATCGGGCTCGCCGAGGAGGACGGCGCCACCTGGGGAGGGTTCGCCCGCTCTGCCCCGGAGCAGGGGGAGACGGTCCTCAAGATCGAGGACAACCTGTGGGAAGGGTGGTCCACCGCCGACCTCGCCATCGGCGACACCGTCATCATCCAGGGCGCCAGCCCGGGCGGGAAGTGGGAGGAGGCGGTGCTGGCGGACATCAACGGACCCAAGCGCAAGATCACGCTGTCGTCCGGGCTCCGCTACGACTACTCGACGGAGCCGTACGTCTTCATCCGCGACGCTCGGTTCTGGCCGTTCCTCCGCCTGCAGGACGGCGCGCTGCAGACGGCCCCCATCCGCACTGACCACCGGATCACCTGGGCGCTGGAGCTGGAGCTCGAGGAACCGCCGTCGCGGCTCGCGCGGGCTGCCGAGCGCGGCACCCGGTTCCGCGGCACGTCCGGCGCTCCGCTCGGCCAGGAGAGCTACGGCGAGGACTACGACGCCGGCGACGCGGTCGCGGGCGCCACCACCACCGTGAGGTGGTGACGTGTGGTCCGACGCCTTCCTCGACGCCCTGCAGGGCGACGTGGCGCCGATCTTCTTGCTCGAGTCGGTGCAGGTCGGCGACTTCAGCGGCGGCCGCGACCTGCGGATCTCGTCGCACTACGTGTCCGGCTACGAAGAGGCGATTGACCCGCCGCGGTGCTCGGTCTCCCACGGCGAGCTGCAGGCGCCGTCCTGGACGCGCACGGGCACCGCGTACACGATCGCGAGCACCAAGGACCTCCGCCGCAAGGTGCGCCCCGGGCAGGTGCTGCGGCTGCGGATGGGCTTCCGCTCGTGGTCGCCCGGCGAGTACCAGCCCGTGTTCGTCGGTGCCGTCCGCGGACTGCGGTGGACGGCGGGCCGGTGGATGTTGTCGCTGGTCGACCTCGCCTACTCGCTCCACTCGCGGTTCGTGTCGCAGACCGCCGATCCGCGCCTGTTCGCGAGCCTGGAAGCGTCGGCCCTCGTCTCGAGCGCCTACACCGCCAGCGACACCACGATCAACGTCGACAGCACCTCGGACTTCGTGGTCTCCGACGTGGACCCGTACCTGCTCCTCGTCACGCCCGACGGCGGGGAGGCCCCCTTCTTTGTGACGGCGTCCGGGAAGACGGGCACCACGTTCACGGGGTGCAGCCCGGGGCAGTTCGGCACGCTGGCGGTGTCGTGCGGCACCGCGAGCACGATCACGCCGTGCGCCTACTCCCAGGCCCACCCGCTGAACATCGTCCGCCGGATCCTGGTCTCCACCGGCACCCCCAACGCGCACGGGTCTCGCGACGTGTTCCCCGCCTCGTGGGGCTACGGCTTCCCCACCGAGCTCGTCGACGGCCAGGACATCAACGCGTTCGTCGCGGCGTCGAACCCGGCGAGCGGGAGCAACAACTGGGAGTTCGTCCAGACGGAGCCCGCCGATGACGGGCAGTCCGTGATCACGGAGTTCCTCCGCCCCGGCGGCTTCTTCCTGGGCGAGCACCAGGGGCAGATCACGGCGCGCGCCGTGTGCGACCCGAGCACCGTGGAGGTCCCGAACACCTGGGAGCTCGCGGACGGCACGGTGGAGGCCTACGACGCCTGGGACCCGTCGGTGATCGAGTCGCGCACCTTGCAGATGACCATGGGCTCGGGCGGGACCTGGGCCACCTCGGCGACAGAGCAGCTCGACACGAGGCCCTGCAGGGAGAAGCTGGTGATCGACCAGCCCTCGATCTGGGACAACGAGACCGCCTGGGGCTCCTCGATCGATGACCGGCTCCGCCCGTACCTGCTGCGCCGCGGGGAGCGCCTGACACTCCGCTCCGCCGGGCTTCGACTGGCGCCCGCCGCCATCGGCGACTGCCTGCGGCTCACGACCGACCAGGTGACCTCCCGATACGAGGTCGAGGGCAACGCCTTCCGCAAGCGCCGCACCCTGGTGGTCGGTGGAGGGCCCGACTGGTTCCGGGGGGAGTGCCGCTACACCCTGCTGTCGACGGTGCCGGGCGCGCTGGTGACGCAGTGAGGGGCCGGGGCAACGCCCCGCCTCCAGGCGAGCGGGCGGCGCTGTTCGGCTGGACGGGCAGCCGCTACGTCTGGCTGGTCCCCCTGCGGGACGGGCTCGTGCCGACGAGCCAGGCGGACGGGTCGATCCGGTGGGCCCCGCCGACGGGCGGTGGTGGTGGCGGCGGTGGCGCGGTGGCCTCCGTCTTCGGCCGCACGGGCACGGTGACCGCCCTCTCCACCGACTACGCCGCCCACTACCAGCCCCTCGGCTCCGACCTGACCGCCCTCGAGGCGCTGGCCTCCACCGGGCTCGCGGCCCGCACCGCTGCGAACACGTGGGCGCTCCGCGCGGTCACCGGGACCACCGACGAGATCCTGGTCACGAATGGCGCGGGGACTGGCGGCAACCCCACGGTGGGCCTCGCCAGCAACCCGACGGTCCCGGGGTTCGGGGGCCTGGTGCTGCCGATCGGCACCACCGGGCAGCGCGGCGCCAGCACCGCGGGCCGGCTCCGCGCGTCCACGACCCTCGGCGTGCTCGAGTACTACTCCGGCGCGGCGTGGGAGCAGCTCGCGTCCGAGGCCTACGTCACCACGGCGGGCGCCGCGCTCGTCACCGGCGCCCGGCGCCTCGCCCTGTTCGGAGGCCTCTGATGTCCCTCGGCATCGTCCTGACGACCACCACGCTCCTCCGCGTGACCACGGCAAGCGCCGACGTGCTGCACTACGCCGCGAGCTACGGGGACGACGCCGCGAGCTCGATCACGATCGACGCGGTGGCGCCGGGCTCGATCTCCTCGGCGACGACCACCACGATCGTGGGATCGCCGGCGAGCGGGAAACGCGTGGTGAAGTCGCTCACCCTGCGGAACACCTCGTCGAGCGCCACCGTCACCACCTCGATCGACTTGTGGGACGGGGCCACCGCGCGGCCGCTGTGCCCCTGCCGGCTCGGGCCGGGAGAGTCGCTGCAGTACGAAGCCGGCACGGGCTGGCGGGTGCTGATGGCCTCCGGCGACCCCCGGCCGGCCTCCGGCACGGTCAGGTCGGGCCGCCCGTTCCAGATCACGAAAGCCGGCACCGCGCCGGAAGCCGCAGGAAACTGGTACTCGATGGCCAAGGACGCAGGCGTGCCGGGTGCGTGGTCGCCCGGCGCGCCTGGAATCAACGGGCGCGTCACCGACGGCACGACCAGCGCTGACTACGGGTGCATCCCGCTCAAGAACGCGACGGCTGGCTACGCGAACACGCTGGACAACCTGATCGGAACCGGAACGATCGCCGGCGCCGGGTTCATCATGGACGTGGTGTGGGTGAACACCGGCATCGCGGTCACCACCACCACCCTGCAGGCGGTCACGACCCCGACGCTGCCCCCCCGCGACGCGAACGGCAGTGCGGACGGCGAGGGCTACGGCATCGCGCTCCTGTTCACGGCGGCCACCACGAACGCCGGGGCGATCTCCAACTGCACCGTGTCGTACACGAACAGCGACGGCGTCACTGGCCGGACCGCGACGCTGAGCGCGCTCCCGTCGCTGATCCCGGCGACGCCCGTCATCGGCACCGTCGTGCCCTTCCGGCTTCAGGCCGGCGACCGCGGCGTGCGGGCCATCACGGGCGCGAGCGGCGGCGGGATCACGCTGGGCACCAGCCTCGTGACCGGTTCGGTGTCGCTCGTGATCTACCGGCTGCTCGCCATGGTCCCGTTCCCGACCGTGAACGTCGGGCAGACGGCGATCGGCGGGGCCGGTGGCGCCCTGACCGCCGGGCCGCGCTGCTACGACGGGACCTGCGGCCTGCTGTGGTTGTCGCTGAACGCTGGCACCGCCAGCAACCCGACCGTGTGGGGCTCCGTCGTGGAGCGGGTGTTGTAGGGGGGGTGCGCGTGGAGACGACTCGAAAGGATCTCGGGGGCGGGTGCGTGGCCTGGTACCCGGCTGGTGACGAGCGAGACGAGGCGCTGCTGGTGTGGCTGGCGCCGGCGGACGCCGCGTGGGCGGTGTACCTCGAGGGCCTGTCGGGCGAGCCTCGGCGCCACGAGGGCCTGCCCTCTGCGGACGCCGCCGAAGCGCTCGTGTCCGCGTTGCTCCAGGGCCCGTAGGTCCGCCCGGACACCCGGTGTCCTGCCCCCTGCCGTACACCAGGGCAGGAGGGCTGATGCCCGCGACCAACATCACGCTGACCCCGCCCGCACGGCGGATCGCCGTGCCGGCCGCCACGCTGCAGGAGCTGACGTTCGGCCCCGGCCTGGCAGAGCAGCTCTACATCGCTGGTGATGCCGCGGTCCGGATGTACTTCGGCGCCCAGGCCGATGGGGCCGCGCCGAGCGGGAGCGACTACGTGCCGCTCGGTGCGGGCGTGTACGCGCCACTCCCGACCACGCGGGGCTCCGTGTTCGTCATGGGCGAGGGCACCGCGACCACCATCACCGTGTGGCAGCCCCGATGATGCCCCCACCGATGGGGCTGTCGTTCTTCGGCGGGAAGCGCGACGACGAGGTGGTGCTCCAGACCGACTTCGTCGAGGGCGCCAACGTCCTGACCGATGTCCCGGGCCTCGAGTACGCCACCGTCTCGGGCGGGACCTACCTCGTGCAGGTGTTCGGGCTGTTCTCGTGCAACGCCGTGACCACGGGCTTGCAGTGGCGGATCGACTGCAGCGGCGCCACGGGCTGCATGGACGTGCGCAGCCCGTCGTCTGGGACGGCCGTCGTGCTGCGCAACGAGGCGCTGGCCACCGGCACGCTGACCGCCGGGACCGGCACCGGCGGCGTCGACGGGAACCCGTTCTCGGGGTGGGCGCTGGTGATCTCGACGGGCAACCCGATCAAGGTCCGCGCCCGCTCTGAGGTCGTGGTCGCGAACGGCATCACCGTCCGGGCCGGCACCACGATGCTCGTTCGGCGGGTGCGCTGATGCGGTCGGTGGAGGGCGCCAGCCTGCGCCGCTCGACCCGGGGCGCGTGGCTGCTCGCGCTGGCGGGGGTGCCCTGCTCGCCGTTCGTGCCTGGCGAGGTGGCGATCGACGGGCGCCCGGAGTCCGGCGGCCCGACGTTGGAAGGCGAGGCGCTCCTCGTCCCCGTGGTCGAGCTCGTGCCCGACGACGATGGCCCCGTGCCCGACGACGCGCTGGTCGTGGGCGCGGAGGAGGCGCCGCTCCTCGCCGAGGACCTGGAGACTGTGCTGGCTGCGGCGGTCGCCGAGGTCCGCCGCCTGGCGCTCGAGCGCGCCTGGGTGGCAGTGGACGGGCACCGACACGCGGTCGGGACCGAGGCGCAGGCGAACTGGCTGGCCCTCTTGCAGGCGGACTCGATCGCCGTCGCGCGCGGGCGTGCGAGCAAGTTCCCCAAGGCGTTCCTCGACCTGGACGGGAAGGTGGTCACGCTCGCCACCCGGGCCGCCGCCGAGGACCTGTTCGACGCTCTGTTCGACGGCGGGAACGCCCTGCACGCGGCGCGCATCACGGCGGAGCTGCAGCTCGAAGCCGCGACGACCACGGAGCAGGTGGTCACGGTGCTCGTCGCCTATGCGGCTTCGAAGTGAGTGCCCGCCGCGGGTGCTCACAAGTTGTGAGCAGAAACGGAGGGTGTAACTACCGTTACACCGGATGTCGTGTCACGTTGTCCTCACCCGGTGCGACGTGACGGCGAGCGAGCAGGTGCAGCTCGACCGGCTGGTCGACGAGTTCCAGGACCTCGACGACAAGGTGGACGAACTACGCCGACACGCTGCTGCGACGGACGAGATCCGCAAGGCCCAGGGGGAGGCCATCGCGCGCGTCGAGGCCCAGGTCCGCGACCACTCCGCGGAGACCACGCGCCGGTTCGACGCGCTCGGCGCCAAGCTCGACGCCATGAAGGCGTCCCAGGCCCAGGGCTGGACCCCCAAGGAGATCACGGCGCTGGTGATCGGGATCCCCGGGATCCTGGCGGGCCTGGCGTCGGTCCTCTACGCGCTGTCAGGTCACGAACCACCCGCGCTGCCCCTGGCCCCAGCTCCCCCCGCGGAGCTCCTGTCGCCGTCGGGGGCCCCATGAGGATCCTCGAGGCCGCGGCCCGCTTGCGGGAGCAGTTCCCGATCGCCGGCGTCGCCGGTGAGGAGCAGTGCTGCGTGTACGCCCGGCTCGTGCTCGCCGAGGTCTACGGCGCTGCCCAGGTCGACCGCCAGCCGCTCGCGCGGTGGCACCTCTGGGACGTCGCCGACCCGTGGTCGCCGGTCGCCGCCGCCGCCGCAGCGGGGCTCGCCTCCGCCTGGTCGACGCCGCCGGCCCAGATCGAGCTCGTGGTCGGCCGCTGGCACCTGTGCCAGGGGTGGCGCGGCACGCCCGGAGCAGCGGGCGTCACCGGCCACACCTGGCTGTGGCTCGCCCTGACCGCCGCGACGGGCCTGCGGATCGACTCCGCCGCGCCCGCCTTCCGCCCCGCCCCGGGCCCGGAGGCGCGCCTCACGCGGTGGGCCGAGCTCGTGGCGCCGTACCGCGGCGGCGTCGCTGTCGCCGTCCTCCACCGTCCCCGTGAGGTCCCGTGAGCTACTCGAAGTCCAAGGCCGCGCTCGGCATCGCTGGCCTGGTCGCCACCCTCGTCGCGGGGGCAGGGGTCGTGTACGGTCGGGTCCGCTCGGTCGAAGTCCCACACCCCGCGAGCTGGGCCGGCACCGCCCTCGTGTGCGCTGCCGATGGCGTGGACCGCGTGGCCCTCGTCGACGCTCTCGAACTGCTCGAGGAGCGCGGGTTCAAGCTGCGGCTCCTCCCCCGCTCGGAGCCCTGCGCGACCCGCGACGGGGTGGTCGCGGTGGTCGTGGACCCCGCGCTCGACACCGAGGCCGGCCTCGGCGGCGGGATCGACCGCGACGCCGAGGTCCCGCGGATCACGTGGGGCGTCACCCACGTGGTCGCGGAGGGCGCCCGGATCCGGTCCGCCACCGTCCGCCTGCACCCCCGGCAGGACGTCCTGGGCGACACCCACGAGCTGCTACACGCCCTCGGGTGGGAGCATCCCCGCAACCCGCCGACGGGCCACGTGATGCACCCGTCGTCACCTGGCCTGCGCGACTGGCGCGGGCTGCCCTAGCTCACGTTCACGTCCCATCACGTCCACCACCACAGCAGCCGGACGCGTTCGGGGTCGCCCGCTTCTGCGACCACGGCGTCGACGAGCGGCCCGCGGAGCCACACGACGAAGGTGTCGCCAGAAAGGTCGGTCGCCCGCCACGGCTCCCACGCGAGGTGGTGCGTCCAGTCGGCGGCGCGGAGCTCGGCGACGGTCGCCCAGCGCGCGGCTTCGGCGCTCAAGTAGCCGTCGCCCTCCACCCGGCTGATGGCCTCGCGGTCCACGCCTTCGGCGGGCGCCCGGTCTGACGGAACGATCGGCCCGCACCGATCCGGCCAGCCCACGTCGTTGAGGCGGCCGTACACGGCGTAGTTGCGTTCGCTCGGCCCCCAGTGCTTCCCATCGTGCATGTACTCGGCGCCCGCCTCCACCGTGCGGTTGCGCCACGCCCCGCCGATGAACGCCTCGACGTGCAGCCCCATGTTCGTTCCCATCAGCACACCTCCTTCGTTGGGCACAGTGCCCACACGCCGCGGGCACAGGCGATCTCCGGCGGCCACACCTCCATGAAGTGGACGGCCGACCGTCACCTTTCCAACAGGCCGTATTTGTTGAGCTTGTACAACTACGGCGGGTCGTCCTCGACCTCTGGGGCCTGTGCCCCGTTCGTGTGCCCCGACAGCTCGATCACCTTCCCCCCCTCCGCGGGCGCCTCGAGGCTCAGCCCGGCCCGCGCCACGACGTCGCGCATGCGCTCCGCGGTCGGCCGGACGTAGGACCGGAGCAGGACCGCGACCGAGTGGCCGGTGAGCTCCGCGACCGTCCGCGGGTCCGTCCGCTCGAGCAGCTCCTCGGCGACCAGGCGCCGGATCCCGTGGCTGGTGAACACGGGCACCCCGGCCGCCACGCACGCGGCCCGAAGCGCCTGGGAGAGCTGCGGCGTGTACTCGCGGGGCACGCCCTCGACCAGCGCCTCGGTCCCCGGGCGGTCGCCGGCGAGCCGACCGAGGAGGGCCGCGAGCTCGCGGAGGACGGGGAGCCGACGCGGGAGGGCCTTGCCCCGCCGCGACCGCCCCGGGTCCGCCCCCGACACCACCAGCACCCGCCCGGCCCGGTCCCAGGAGCCCACCCGCAGCGCCGCAATCTCGCCGATCCGCGCCCCGGTGAGGCCCTGCAGCTCGAGCAGAGCCCGGTGGTACCCCTGCACGTGGTGCAGCGCCTGCACGAGCTCGCCGCGGGTGGGGGTGTGGTGGACCCCCGCGAACTCGTCCGGCCTGGCGGTCGCCGCCGTGATCCTCCGCAGGTCGAGCGCCTGCGGCACGTGTCCGCGGTCGGCCCCCCACCGCAGCGCCGCCCGGAGGACGTCGACCCCGAGCCTGCAGGTGCGGGCCGCGATCCCCGACGCTCGCCAGGAGGTGACCACGTCTTCCACGGCGACCCGCGTCAGCCGCGCGAGGCGCACGTCGCCAAGGTCCTCGTGCCAGTACCCGGCCGCCTGGCGGTAGGCGGTCAGCGACCGGTCGGCGATCTGTCCGCCGGCGTGGCGAGACTCCTGGTGAGCCACCCAGGCCTGCAGCAGGTCACTGAGCACGGCCACGGGGGCGCGGGCGGCGACCCTTCGGAGCGGGCCACGCCGCAGGGCCTCGGCCACGAGGAGCGGGACCTCCGCCGCCGTCGCCCAGCCCGCCCACACCGTCGTCCGCGGGCTCCCCGTCCGGGCCCGCCAGTAGCGACGGCCGTCCTTCGAGCCTCGTTCGGCCATCGGAGTCGCCGTCACGTCGCCCACGATCACCCGATCCGGATCCCGTCGTCGTCCCATAGCCGAGCGCCTCCAGCCAAGATCCCCACGGTGCCACGATCGCGCGCGCGCCGTCCGGCTGCCGCGCCTCTGGAGGCCTCGCGCGACGCACGGCCTCCTCGCTCCGGCCCAGGACGCTGGCCACCTCCTCCGCCGACACGGGGGTCGACGGAGCGGCGCACAGGGCGGCCCGGGCGGCGAGGCGGAGGAGGTCGGCGCTCATGCGTCTGCTCGAGCAGCTGTCGACGCGTCGCGGGGGGTCACGCGCACCTCTGGTCGGGATGGTGCAACCAGGAGCACCCGCACTCGGCGCACCTGTCGCGCACCCCTCGAGGTGACACGTCGCCCAGGTCCTCCACCGACCCGTCGCTCGGCGCCGATGCGTCGACCACGCCTCGAGGTGACATGTCGCGCGAGTACTCCTGCGACCTGTCGTCCCCACCAGGTAGCGACGCGTCCCCGTTGGCCGCGCGCGACTCGAACACCGACCACGCCCGCCCGATCCCTCCGCTGCCCGGGAACAGGTCGTCGAGCTGGTCACCGGGCCGCGCGCCCAGCAGCTCGAAGAGCCAGCCCGCGAACGCCGCCGGCTTCGCCCCGACCACCCGAGCCGGATCCGAGGTCCGGGGGCGCGCGTGGTGGACCAACGAGTCGCTCCTGCAGGAGGGCGACCCGTCGTCGACCTGTCGCCCGCCGGCGTACACGACGGGCTCCCAGCTCGCGAGCGGCCAGGCCGATCGGGTGGGTCGAGGTCCGCGGGTCCAGCTCGCCACCCGCACGTCGAGGCCGAGCTCGGCGC